GACAACATCGGTTTCCGCGCCGCAAAGGCTTTATGAAAATCTGTTTTTTGTAATCTGTATATCTGTTTTACGAAAGGAGGTGAAAATTAAAGGATGGGGATGGATAACCTGGTCATTTATCAAAAGATGTACGATCTTATCCTTTATTCCGTCCCCATCATCAACAGGTTTCCGCAGTCTCAGCGGTTTATAATCGGGCAGCAGATCCAGAACAGCATGATCGATGTGAGCAAACTCATCGTCCATGCGAACAAATCAAGAAACAAGCTGCCCATACTCTTTGAAATTGATTTAGAAATTGAGAAGTTGCGGCTATTGATCCGCTTGGCCAAAGATCTAAAATTTATGTCGATCAAAAAATACGAGAATCACGCGATGATGATTGACGAAATAGGCAAGATCCTCGGCGGGTGGATCAAGAAATCGCAGCCCTCAAAACAGGGGCATGGTTGATTCGTGCGGCCTTACGTGGTGGCAACTTCAACAACGGGGAGAACGCTGGCGTTTTCTATCTCAACTTGAACAACGCGCCGTCGAACTCGAACTACAACATCGGTTTCCGCGCCGCAAAGATAAAGACACCATCAGCCCGAAGCCCAGGGTCAGGTCCCCGGGCGCAGTGCGTAAATCTTTGGAACCATGACCCTCACCATATTTTTAAAGGTGAAAACTAAAAAACGGGATGCGCCCCTGGTAGGCAACGAACGGGGCGCATTTTCACGAAAGGGACACCACTACGCATGGCAAAAACCTACAAGAACCTCTACCCGCTCATTTACGATTTCGACAATATCCACCATGCCTACCACAAAGCCCGCAAAAATAAGCGATACAAGTGGGATGTTCTCGAATTCAGCGCCCACCTCGAAGACAACATCATCGACATCCAGAATCATTTGATCTGGAAGTCTTACCGCTCCGGACCCTATAAATATTTCACGGTGTACGAACCGAAAGAGCGCCTGATCGCCGCGCTGCCTTTCCGCGATCGCGTCGTCCACCACGCCCTCTGCAATATCATCGAGCCCATCTTTGAGCGCGGCATGATCCACGATTCCCATGCTTGTCGCCGTGGCCAAGGTGTCCTTTCCGGCGTGTTACGGACTGTCCGCTTCCTTCGCGCCGCCCGTACCAGGTGGGGCCGTGTCTATTGCCTGAAGGGTGACATAAAGAAATTCTTTCCCTCCATCGATCATGAGGCTTTAAAGAAGATCGTCCGCAAAAAGATCGCGTGCCTCGATACCTTGGACCTCATCGATAAAATCATTGACAGCAATGGAGCGGATACGGCGCTTCCCATCGGCAACCTGACATCGCAGTTATGGGCGAACGTATATTTGAACGAACTGGACCACTTCGTCAAGCAAGACCTGGGCGTCAGATATTATATTCGTTATATGGATGATTTTGTGGTCTTTCACGGTGATAAGCGAATTCTTAGCTGGGTGCTGGCGGAAATCGAGGGTTTTCTCGATAACGTCCTGCGCTTGAAACTTAACAGCAAAACGCAAATCTTTCCGGTCGGCCTCCGCTCGGTCGATTTCCTGGGTTATCGAATCTGGCCGGATTTCCGGTTGATGCGCAAAGGAAATATAAAGCGGACAAAGCGAAGATTCAGGAAGTTTAGGCGTTTGCACCAGAGCGGGCAGATAACCTTGGCGGAAATCCGGCCCAGCGTCATGTCCTGGTTGGGACACGCAAAACATGCAGATACCTGGAGATTGCGGGAGATAATCCTGAGGATCCTGTCAAGAGATATATTGAAAAGCGTCGCCACTCGTCGCCACAGTAAAAAAGGGTTACTCTCGTAACCCCTTGATTTTGGTGGGCGATCTGGGACTCGAACCCAGGGCCTTTGGTTCCGGAGTTAAAAGATCTTCATTGATATTATTCAGTATTTCCACTTTTAGGTGTAGCCACAGACGCATTTAAATCCTTGTTTTTATTGCTTTTGACCCGTAGCCACAGACCCATTTTTAGCCATCCCCGCCTCTATCATATCCCCCGCCTCTCGCAGGTGATCCAGGGCTACATGGGTGTACCATTGGGTTGTTTCGATGTCGGCATGACCTAACATCTGTTGGACGATCCGCAGATTGGCCCCCCGCCCATCAAATGTGTTGCTACAGAGTGGCGGAACAGGTGGGGGCTGACATGCTTCGCGATCTTCGCCGCCACGCAGGCGTTCTTTATTGCCTTCCTGACGTTCACAATCGGCCCCTTTGACCTCTGCGAATAAAAGACATAGTCAGACTCGTTCCGCCCTTCCAACACTTTCAGGGCGGCTTTCAGCGAACCGGACAGGGGCAATATCTTCCAGGCCCCACCCTTCTGGATGCACCGGACGCTGTTATTCTCAAAGTCGATGTCCGACCAGCGCAGCGTCCTCGCCTCGGTAAATCGTAATCCCAGGGAATAGAGCGCCAGGAAGAAGGCCCGGTAAAACGGCGGCGCCGCTTCCAAGATCCGGGCGACCTCGCCGGGCGATAACACCAAAGGAATGGGCCGGGCGTAGGGGAGCTTCTTCATCTTGACGGCCCGGACGTCCAGGCCTTTTTCATCCCGCGCCCACCTGAGAAACCCCAGGACGTAATAAAGCTCCTTGTTGATCGTCTTGTTGCTGACGCCCTGGGCGTTCCGGGACTTCTGGTAAAGCGAAATATGATGATCGTTGAAGGCCAGGACCGGGACGTTGCCGATGATCGCGTTTATATAGCGCATCGTATATTCCCGTTCCCGGTAGGTCTGTTTGGTTCGATGGAGCCGGACCCATTCCAGATAGTCCGGCGTCAGGTCCTCGATGGTCGAAGCCGTGAGACTATCCCGGACAGATCCCGGCTTCCGTCCTTCCAGGGCCGCCGCCCGCAATGCCTCGTCAAAGCCCCTGGCCTGATCAATCGTTGTGATCGTATCTTCCAGGGGATACCAGGACCGTTTTCCGTTGCGCCCCTCCGGATAATACCGGACAAAAAATGTTTTATCGACAGATCCGCAGGCCGGGCAAGGCATTGCCGGATCTTTGACAATAGCGCGGCAGGAGCGGCATTTGGTTATCACGGCCATGGGCTCTCTATTTTTGTTGGCTTTCTAAATCGGTTTTTAATTTATTCAGAAGATCCTGAATTGTTTGCCCATTCTTTCCGAAATTGCCTGATCGAGATTTCTCATAATTTCTTTGACGTTATCCATATATTGTATTTGAATTCAACCGCTTTATTAATATAATACAATCAGGTTATTTTCTTTCACCAATTTTACGGGCCTACCTCTCAGGAAGCGCCACTCTGCATTTTTGACGATTCACCAACTATGTATTTAATTTTATTCTCTAATTCTGTGATACGCTGATCTTGTTTGACGGCGTGCTTAAATACCTTGATGTTAGATAACAAGGCATCAGCTACACTATCATTATCGGATTCCAGAACCTCCTTGATATCTTTGCGTGCGTCTGTGGTTCTTTTTCTGCATCCGCACAGAAAATCCCCCAGGTTATTCTTGTACGGGTTAAGTTCTTCCGCAGCCAGGCTTATATTCGCCGGTGGCGGTGCGGGCCAGCGGCCGTGGGGGTACCATTCGGTGGGTTTCCCGGTGAAATTCGAGACGGCGACAATATGTTCCAGTGATGGGTTGGTTTTAGTTTTTTTGCCATGTATATTGCTGATTGACGCACTGTTGGCGCCCGTGTGTTTAGCCCATTCGCCTACCTTGTGTTTTTCTTTGTCAAGCTCAATTCGCTTTTTTATCTCATCGTAATTTAAAGACAAATCAATTTTTTTCATTGCAGTAAATATTTTCTCTTGACACAACACTTGCTGTCGTGTATTTCATCTTACAACACAGATTATAGTCTTAAAGAGGCGATGAACAAGGTCAGCCTTATCCTCATCGCCCATGGCATGATGGAGCCGATCCCGGGCCCCACCTACGAGGAGGCTGTGGCCGAATACCTCAGCACGGGCAACAACAGCGTTCTGATCGAACATTTCAAACGTACCAAACCTTGGGCGGCGATGCCAGCAGGCTGGACCAAGACAAACAGGAGCAACAAGAGCATGACGGACCCTTCCGGGCGCTTCAAGGCGCGGATGGTCCCGGTTTCCATGACCGGCGGCAAGAACCCCTCCGGGTCGGATTCCGGCCTACGCCCGCGCTCCGCAAAGTCCCGGTCTATTCTTCCCGGAAAACAAACGAAGAAGCGGTCAACGGAAACCAGTAGTATGCCGATGGCCCCCGTCCCGCAATGTTCGGGGGCCATTAGTGATTAAATGGAGGTCATCGATGCTGACAACAAATTACGAACTCATATGGAAAATGAGGAAGGAACTGGAGAAGCAGATTGGCGACGGCATCACGGAAAAACGCATGGACCGCATTATGGACGAAGCTGATATATGGTCGCGCATCCTGGCCTGGGCGGCAGTTGCGGCGGCGGTAATTATAATAATCCTTCCGGCATTGATGGCCGCCTGGATTCGGTAGAGGACTTTATCCGCCGGGCCGGGGCTATCTACCTCCTCCCCTGGCCCGGACCCGTATATTAGCCGGCAGTCCCCCCGCCTGTTCCGAACTGAGACGCCGGGCGGGAAAACCGGGGAGACGGATTTCGCGAATCCGTCTCCCCGGAAGAGCGCAAATGGTGAGAAGGCAACAATGAACGGCATTATATGCGGAAATTGCAAAAGCGGGATGATCTACCAGGATTATATTCCAGGCCTGCCCGGCGACCATGGCTGGGCGTGTATGAAGTGCGGCAACCGGGAGCCGAACGGAAAATTTATACAGAAAGCAGCGCAGCAAGACGGGAAGGAGGAAACTTTGAAGAAAGGAACCTGCACCAACTGCAATAGGCCTCACATGGGCATTTACAATGCCGCCGGTCATTGTTCGATTTGTCATGAGGCCCAAAAAGGCTTGACGGGAGATGAACGGGAAAAGGCCCTGGCTAAGGCGAAGGACAGATTATGCGATCCAAATAATAGGTGTGTCGTCAACCATGCCGGTCATAATAAGATGATCAAAGAAACTTCAAATGCGCCGGCGCCGACTGCCGATATAATTCATGCTGATGTCATTGCCAAAGGAGATAATTTCCATGCCGTTACGCATCAACCCATAACAAAGTTAGGAAAGTTCCCGCAGAAAGCATTTCCCGCTGTTGATATGGAAGCACACGGCCCCGGCTCCCAAGCGTTGATGACCCTCCTTTTCAACGAGGATATTGATCTGGAAGTATATGAATATATCCTTGCGGAAGCAAAGCGGCTTAGGAGGACACCCGAACAACAGGTCTTGTGGATTCTGCAAATGCAAATGCCGAAATATCAGGGCAGGGAGGAGGCCGCTCATGTGAGTCGGACATGGAAGGAGCAGGCCCATGGACGATAAAGTTGCTTATCATGGCGAGAAATATAAGCGGATCGCCACGAGCATCGGCGCCCTGGTGGACGCGAAAAACGAGGCTTACGGGGATTCGTTCCGGGAATGCCGTGATTTCCTGCTTCTTCTGTATCCCCATGGCGTGCCGGTGGATCAATACGAGAACATGCTGGCCATCGTGAGGACCTGGGACAAAATAAAGCGCATCGCTACCCACAAGGACGCCTTCGGGGAGAACCCCTGGCGGGACATTGCCGGCTACGCCATCCTTATGTGTTCCCTCGGCGACAACACCGGCGACGGGGACGACGATTTCTCCAGCCTTGATGAATGGGAACGGACATGCCGTGAACGCGGCTTCACCGACGCCTACTGTGACGACCGCAGCGGGGCGCCTCGTTAAGGGCATCAAGGAGGTAAAGCAGATGACGCCAAAGAATCCGTTTCAATGGGGCACCCAGGCGCACCGTCTTTATGAGCGCCTAACCTACGGACCGATCTACAATATCGAGATCGTCAAGGAGTTGGCCATTCTGGGCTACAATAAGAAGATCGCCCAGATCCGCCGCGCCCTGGCCGGCACCGGCGTCACGGTAAAGACCAGGTCCATGAATCACCGTGGAACCCTGGTAGAGTATCGGCTGGCCACGGAGACAATGCGTAATTAACGGAGGCATGATCATGCACGATGTATCGATCAAGATAAACGGTATCAAGGAAGCCCTCGAAATGTTCGACCCCAATAAGGTCGTAGCCGCGGCGAGCAGCGCCATCAACAAAACGGCGGCACAGACAAAAACCTTTGCCTCCAAGGAGATCCGTTCGGAGTTTAATGTCCAAGCCGGCAGGGTCAATCAATTCCTTAAAGTATCAGCCCGGAGCGGCGCTAACCTGCAAGCCATCATCGAAGGGCGCGGTCTGGGCATGGCCCTGTCATACTTCGGGCCTCGTCAATCAGGCGTACAGGTCAGCAAGAAGAAAGGCTTTCGATATACCAGGAAGGCCCAGGCATCAGGCGGCCTGAAGCGTGGCGGCACAGTAACGGCGGAGATCAGGAGAGGCAACCGCAAGGAAATCAAGGGCGAACCTAAACCCTTCCTTACGATCTTGAAGTCGGGGCATATAGCGGTCATGCAGCGCACCAGCGATAAACGCTTGCCACTTAAACAGCTACTTGGGCCTGGCATAGGCGGTCTCTTTGGATCAAGGCTATTCATGCCGAGAATAACCACGTTTGTAAATGAGAAATTCGCTCCCATTTTTCAGCACGAATTGGAATGGCGCCTTACCAAATAATCATTGGGCAAGTCCCAGGAAGGGAGAATGATGTCTCAAATAATAGGTATCTATGACGACGGTTTCACAAAAGATGCCCGGGGACGCAACGTAGCGGCGATCCGCTTCAAGATCGTCACCCGCGAGGGCACCCCTGACGACCTGGTTGGCCATTGCCTGCCGGCATATAAGGACGCTGTGGTTAAGAGCCTCCGCCGCCTGGTATTCCAAAACGATAAGAAATCATCTCAAGATCAGACAAAAACCCCATCATCTGCATCATCTCAAGAGGATAATTATAAGTGACCAATATCATTAACTATAATCGGCTTACGAGGATGCCCTATAATCGACGATCGCATCATCCCCCGTATGATTCTTCATCCTTTTTCTCTTTATTTATTTCACTGATTGTTTTCTTCGCCATAACTCCAAGCGAGGGGCGTTTTCCTCTCAAACCCCGCACCCCATTATTCAATAATCATATCAAGTATCTACTGGCTTTCCGACCTCGCGGGTCCTTCCGGCGAGATGGATTCTATACGGCTGCCAAGGTCCCAGATTTCGGGTCCGGGTGAATTATAAATTTCATGAGACTTTGGGACTATGCACATTATGCTAATATATTTTGACATCGGAGCCAGGGGCAGCGAATGACTGACGAAACCACGGACGACATCCGCAAACAAGTGCAGGAACGGGTGGAGCAAGAAGCGGCTCAGGCGGGTGGACCGCCGGGGAACGGCAAGCCGGAGATTACAAGAAAGTTCATCAACGAATGTCTCTTCGCCAACGAGCTGGGCGACGGCGTTTTTTATGCCACCCTGTTCAGGGATCAATTCCTTTACTGCAAGAACACCATGGAATGGTTCAAGTGGGCCGGGCACTGCTGGCAGCGTGACACCATGGGTTGCTCCCTGGCCGCCGTGGAGCAGGTCGTCGAGCACTACCTGGCCGAATTCAAGCGCGTGTCGGATGAATTGACGACGATCCTGGCTGCAGGGGAAAGTGCGAAATCGGATGTAGCCGTGAAACTCAAAGACAAAAAGGATGCCCTCCTAAAAAGAGCAAGTCACCTCCGGAGCACCCGCCGGCGCGGCAACTGTCTGGAATTCGCCCACACCACGGAGAACCCCATCGCCATCACCGGCGAGGAATTCGATAACCGCCCGATGCTCTTTCCTTGCGCCAACGGGGTCATTGATCTGGAGACGGGCCGCCTGAAGCCGGGCCGCCCAGGCGATTACCTTTCCCTGGCCAGCCCGATTGAATTCCTGGGCATCGACACCCCGGCGCCAATCTGGGAGAGGACGCTCCTGGAGATCTTCGCCGGCAAGGAAAACCTTGTCGCCTACCTTCAGCGCCTCCTCGGCTATGCCATGACCGGCCTGGTCAAGGAAAAGGTTTTCCCCGTCCTCTACGGACCCACCGGGTGGAACGGGCGCAGCCTGATCATCGAGACGGTCAGCCATGTCATGGGAGCCATGGCCGGGTCCATACCGTCCGAAATGTTGCTCTCCCAGAAGTACGCTAAAAGCAGCTCCGCGCCCTCGCCGGACATTATGTCCTTAAAAGGCGTCCGCATGGCCTTCGCCTCCGAGATCGATGAGGGCCAAAAGTTCAGCGCCGCCAAGATCAAATGGCTGACCGGCAAGGATGAAATGGTAGGCCGTAACCCCCACGACAAATTTCAGACACGCTTCACCCCGACACATAAGCTGTTTTTGATGACCAATACACAGCCCGAGGCCCCGGCGAATGACAAAGCATTCTGGGAGCGCCTGCACCTGATCCCCTTCACAATATCCTTTGTCAATCGAGATCCCCAGGAGCCCTATGAGCGTCGCGCCATCACCGACCTCGATCAGCAGATCCGCGCCGAGGCCCCCGGCATTCTCGCCTGGCTGGTGCGCGGGTGCCTCCTTTATCAGCAACAGGGATTGAATCCGCCCCTGGAGATCACAGCGGCAACGGAGGAATACCGACGCGGGGAAGATGTCCTTGCCGATTTCATCGACGAATGCTGCATCCGGGAAGACGGCGCCAAGGAAAAAGCGAACGTTCTCTATAAGAGATATGTCACCTGGTATCACGACAACATCGGCGAAAAAGAGCGGACCGGAACATGGTTCGGAAAGCAACTCAAACAGAAATTCAAGAAGACGAAAGTCAACGGTTGCGTCACTTATCATGGGATCGCCCTAAAGGATCAGGATCAACAGGGAGAGATAGACACTTAGACCCGAGTTTAACCAACAAAGTTTATAAATATGGAATTCACGAACAAACACAGAGGAAACCATCTATCCATCCCTAAAACCGGGAAGGCGATGGAAGCGAAGATCACGGAAATTGTCGCCGGTCATTTTCAAACCATCTACTCACGCTGGTTTTCGTATTTTACCGGATGCGTCATAACATGCGAATATGTTTCAGGGATTGCGGTTGATAGTCTGGTTGAGGAAATTTCAGGGGGAAGCGTGGATAGTTTACGCCTTCTCTAATTCCCTGCAATCAAAAAACACTTCTCGCATGTATAAATATAGGTAAACTATCCATGCATCCCTTAATAAGGGGAACCATTAAACATAAATATAATATATATTGTAATGAAAATAAATAGTTATAAAAAAGAAAGAGAAGAAGAAAAAAAGGAGCAGGTAGACGGTTTGAAAAGTTTAACGCACATCGACCTCTTTTCAGGAATTGGCGGTTTTTCCTTGGCGGCTCAATGGGCAAATATTGAAACAGTGCAATTTGTGGAGATAGATTTATTTTGCCAGAAAGTATTGAAGAAGAATTTTCCAGAGGTTCCAAAAATTGCCTATGAGATTATGAAGGCAATCAAGGATATATCATGAACACCCTGGATCTGGCGTCACGAAAAGTGAAGATGAAAAAAGTATCCAACACTAATTGCGGAGAATGGCAGGGTCCATGTCCGGGGTGCGGCGGGGAGGATCGTTTTCATGTCTGGCCGGAACAAAACGAAGATAAGGGCGGTTATTGGTGCCGGCAATGCGGGAAACACGGCGATAACATCCAATTTCTTCGTGATTTTGAGGGAATGTCTTTTGTTGACGCCTGTGATTATCTTAATATTCCACTGCCTGAGCGCGGGAATCCCTCCTTCGCGTCTCAGGGATCGGCGCCGGGCGGCATGTCATCGTTTGGAAACATAAACCCGGAACGTCCCGATGAGAGGAAAAAACCGGAATTTGTTCCAAACGAGCATGTCGCCCCCGCTGATTTATGGCAGGAAAAGGCCGGGAAATTTGTTACCTGGGCACAGGGGAACCTCGCCAGGAATGATGAGGTCCTCGCCTGGCTGTCCGCACGCGGGATCAGCGCCGAGACGGCCGTCAATTTCCGCCTCGGATGGAACATCGGAGAAGACGGGAAAGACATCTATCGCGCCCGGCAGTCCTGGGGGCTCCCCGAGGTCCTCCGCGACGACGGACGTCCAAAGGCCCTTTGGATTCCCCGTGGTCTGGTTATTCCGCACATCGTTGACAGCGTCATTTATCGCATCCGCATCCGTCGCCCTGAAGAATCCGGCCTGCGCTATTATGTGCTGCCTGGGTCGTCCATGGCCATTATGACCATCGAACCGAGTCGCAGGGCCTTCGTGGTCGTCGAATCGGAGCTTGACGCCATAGCAATCACTGCCGCCTGCCCTCTTGCTGGTGCCGTCGCCCTGGGCTCTGTGGCGGCCAAACCTGATGCCGACACGACCGCCATCCTTCGGGGTGCCCTCCAGATCCTCAATGCCCTAGATTATGATGCAGCCGGAGCAAAAGCCATGACCTGGTGGGCGGATCAATTCTCAAACTGTGAACGCTGGCCGGTCCCAAAGGGAAAAGATCCCGGCGAAGCCGTCAAGTTGGGGATAGACCTTGATTCGTGGATTAAAGCGGGGTTGCCGCCGGTGATGACCATAAAGCAAGGTGCATCCAGGACGGAAAAGGAGAGCAGCAGGGAAAACGAACAAAAGACGCCGAAATCAAGCGATGATTCGGAGGCAATCGCGGCGGAAGCGGCGGCAATCGAAAAAATGGGCCTTTCTCCCTTAATAGTCGAGCTTCGGGACCTCCTCCGGAACAATCCGAGAGTTAAAATAATCAACAAGCCGGATCGTTTCACGGTCCTCCGCGACGATAGATATGTCGGCGGACGCATAAACTACCTCGTTTTTCGAGAGGAAATTGTAACAACTTATATTTTAAACCATCCCGCCGAGGAAATCGACGGGTCAAACTTTATAATTATGAGGAAATAACATGGCGAAGAAAAAGAGTAACACGACGACAATCTTGGTTCCAGATCCACTGCGGAAATCCGTCGAGTTGGCCACGGGCGGAAAGGGCACGGTGCTCTATACGAGCAAGGGATATCCAACGTACATGACCATCGTTCCGTCGTTCAATTGCGAGGATGTTGCTGATGATCTCGGCACCGGCAAGCACCCGGCGTTTATCGTTGATGGCGTCGATAAAAGCGAGATCTTCATCGCCACCTATCAGTCCATCATTCATGACGGTCAGGCCCTTTCCCTGCCCTACCAAAGACCGCGCACGTCGATCAATTTTAACGATGCTAAAGCGGCCTGCATTGAGGCCGGACCCGGTTTTCATCTGATGACGAATTGGGAGTGGGCCGCTATCAGCTTTTGGTGCATGAAGAATGGATTCTTTCCGCGCGGGAATACTGATTATGGAAAATCTCATTCCCATCCGGACGAGGTTGGATTGAGATCCAGAGATTACGGAATTACCTTGACCGGATCCGGACCGGACACCTGGCGGCATGATGGAACAATGTCCGGCATATCTGACCTGGTCGGCAATGTGTGGGAGTGGATAGACGGTCTGCAATTGATAGACGGCAAAATCAAAATGCCATCCGACAACAATTTCTGTCAGCCTGAAAATAAATGGCCAGATGCCGGAAGCAAGATAGACGCCGTGAACGGGATCCAGATTTCCGACGCTATCACTAAGCGCGGGTGGACGTCGCAATGGTTCAGGGACATCGCCGCAAAAGAAGGATACGACGTTCCCGTTGCCCTCAAACGGGCGCTGCTTTGCCCATGCGATGCGATTGCCGGAAAATCTGAGATACCTGGTTACGTCTGGGCTGATAATAGCAAGAAACAGAAAAGTGCGGCCTTGCGTGGTGGCAGCTTCGGCGGCGGGGGGCTCGCTGGCGTTTTCTTTCTCAACTTGGGCTTCGCCCCGTCCCTCTCGAACTACGGCATCGGGTTTCGCGCCGCAAAAATTGAATAATCTGTAATCTGTTTATCTGAGGATCTGTTTTATGGGTATGGGCGCAAGAATCTAATGATCAACAAGGAAGCGTTAGAAAAACTTTTGGCGAATCAGCCGCCGGAGATCCGGGGGAAGGGAATCCTTCTTTTCAACGGGATGTCGGCAGGGGCCCGCGCCTATCAGACAGAATCATCAGCAACAAACTTGCGGAACTGGCAGGCGGCGGAAGCGGCCATGACCGCCTTTATCGAAGGACTGGACCGCCGCGCTGCTGCGGATGCTGAACAGTTTAGCACATTGGCCGACGTTCTTGATTATTTAAAGGACGCCGGTTGGAAAGCCACGAAAGCCACGCTTTACCGCCACAAGGATGAAGGCAAGATTTTGCCCCGGCGCGACGGATCTTATTATTTCAGGGACGTTGAAAAATATGCCCGGACCTTTCTCAAGCAACAGGCCACAGGTAAGCGTATCCAGGAGCGTGTCGATGAATTGCAGCGCAAGAAACTGGAAAAGGAACTGCAAAACCTGGAATTGGAGATATCCCGCAAGACATTTGCCCTGGAACGGGATCAAGAAAAGTATATCCCCAAGGAATTGATGGACATCGAACTTGCCGGGCGGGCGGGCATCCTGGAGGCGGGCCTGAAACACTGGATACAATCCCACGCCGCTGACTGGATACGCATGTCCGAAGGGAACACGAAGAAGGCCGGCGAACTGATCCAGTTTATGTACCACGGCATTGACGAGCACATAAATGAATATGCCAGTGTCCGCGAATACCGGGTAATCATTGACGACGATGAACCGGGCCTCGATACGGAGACCGGAGAAGAAACAGAAACCGGGGACGAAAATGAACAAGATGAAGGAGCGCCGCAATGATCCCAACCATCCACATATCCCGATCCTCCACCCCCTGGCTGCCGGCGTCGTTGCGGGCGCCTGCCGCCGTCGGGCGGGTGGTCTATGAGATCCGGTTGTCCGACGCGGAGGTGAAGATATTCAGGAAGGGGAAGAAGATCCCCGCGTCGTCATGGTGCGAGCGTTACCGTTATGTCACCATGTCCGTCCTGCCGGGGAAGTGGAAAAACGAGATCACGCCCTATCTGGCCGGGATCATGGATGCGTCTTTTTTCCCGTCCGTACAGACGATCATCGTCTGCAAGGCCCCCCAGGTCGGCGGCACCGAAGCCGTCCTTAACTGCCTGGGCTATGCCATTGACCGCGACCCTGGCCCCGCCCTCTGCATCTATCCCGACGAAATGACAGCCCGCGAAAACAGCCAGGACCGCATCCTGCCCATGATCAAGGCCAGCCCCCGGCTCCGCACCTATCTGACCGGCATCGATGACGACAGCTCCATCCTGCGGATAAGCCTTCAGCACATGCCGATCTATATGGCCTGGGCGCGATCGGCGGCGCGTCTGGCCAATAAGCCCATCCGCTATGTCATCTTTGACGAGGTGGACAAATACACCGACACCGCCGGGAAGCGCGAGGCGGACCCCATATCCCTGGGCGAGGCCCGGACGACGACATTCCGCCATAACCGGAAAATATGGAAGATCTCCACGCCGACGATTGATTCCGGGAATATCTGGAAGGCTCTGACGACGGAGGCCCAGGTTATCTTTGATTTTTGGGTGCAATGTCCGGCCTGCAAGGTATCCCAACGAATGACCTTTGGGCAGATCAAGTGGGCGCACAAGACGGAACCCGCAGCGGACGGGAAATGCCATTCGGAAGCGCCTGAGACCATCGAGGCGGAAAAGCTCGCCTGGTATGAATGTCCCCATTGTCTTACCCAATGGAGCGACTACGATAGGGACAGCGCCGTCCGTCATGGCAAATGGCGGGAACGGCATACGGAGAAGGACCTGAAAACCTACTTGCGGGAACATCGCCCGGTGAAGATCGGATTTCACCTGCCCTCATGGTTGTCGCCTTTCGTGTCGCTGTCAAGCATCGCCGCCGCCTTCCTGCGCGGGATGACGGACATCAATAAATTCAAGGACTTCTACAATAAGCACCTCGCCGAACCGTGGAAACTGATCATTGTCTCAAAGGATGAAGAGCAGATCCTGGCGGCCCGGTGCGACCTGCCCGCGCAGACCGTCCCGGAGGCCGCCGTCGCCCTGACCATCGGCGTCGATGTCCAGTTGTCGGGATTCTGGTTTGTCGTCCGCGCCTGGGCGCCGGACCTGACAAACTGGCTGATCCATTATGGATTCCTGGCGACCTGGGAGGACGTGGAAAAGCTGATCTTCGAGGCGGCCTATCCGGTGCAGCAACAGCAGGCAACAGGCAACAGGCAACAGGCAACAGGGGAGGTAATGACCCCGGCGCGAACCATGCGGATCTTCCGGGCTGCCGTGGACACCGGCGGCGGCAAGAAGTTCGAGACCATGACCATGACCGAGGAAACTTATTTCTGGCTCCTGAAGAACCGCGGGCGCGGCGGCGTGGCCCTCTGGGGGACGAAGGGCTCCAGCTCGGCCATGGCGGGAATGTTGAGCCTGGGAAACGCGATCATGTCCACCCCGGCGGGCAAAAAACTGCCGGGGGCGCTCCGCATCCTTTCCGTGGATACGGCCAAGGCCAAGGATCAATTCCATTACCGCCTCCAGTTGGCGACCAAAGAAGACAGCCGCGACCTCCCCGGCGCCGCCTTCCTCCACGCCGATACCGGCACGGACTACGTCGCCCAGATCCTGGCCGAGCAGAAACAGCTAAACGACCGCGGCGGCGAAGAATGGGTCAACGTCCATCAGCGCCCGAACCATCTTTTAGACGCCGAAATCCTGGCAGCCTCATGCGTAGAAATGGAATTCCCCGGCGGGGGGCTGCGTTTGATTGCGGCATCGTCCGCATCGAGATCCGGCGATCCGGCAGCGCCGGGGACACGAAAAACAGGACGCCGGGTAATCAGCGAGGGGATCAAGGGCTGATGGTCGCTAAATCATGCAAGATTCTGACAAGCAAAGACGAAATAAAAGCATACCTGGGGAACTTATCAGATTATATGTTCAAGAAATATATCGAGAAAGGACTACCGGCGCGTTATGAAGACCGCCGATGGATTGCCCATGTTGATAATTTGGATGACTTCATGAAAGCATATACCAGAATATCGTTGAAAAAGATGCCCGCCGAAGACGATTTTCATGCCCCAAATGCACAGTAAAAAAATCGTGTCAAGTAAAATAACACTTAACTGACCCCCAACTGACCCCCAACTGACCCCCAAATAACACGCGAAACCAATTTTTCTAAAAAAACCCATGTTATGGTGTACGCGCAAAAAGCAACCACTATATCTTGGGGGCAGAAATGGCATTTACAACCTGGACGGCATTAAAAACCCAGATCCTGGACGACATCGCCGCCGGTTCAATTCTCACCAGGTCCTATTCCATCGGCACCCGCAGCCGGACCTTTACCAGCATGGCGGAGGTGATCGACTTCCTCAAATTCTGCGACTATCAAATTACCTGTGAGACGACATCCCGCCGCGGCCCGACGTTGAAAGGAGCAACCCCGACATGAGAGAGGTTCGGGTAGGGCGATCCAAGATTGAGGTCCGGGAAAACATTATCGATCATATCGTAAATTGGCTCGATCCCGTGCGCGGGCAGCGCCGCCTGGCCGCCCGCCTTCGTCTTGCCCTGGCCGGCGGATATTCCGGGGCGTCCAAATCAAAAAGATCGCTCATGCAGTGGACCACGGGCAGCCGGGACGCCGATTCGGACATCCTCTGGGACCTGCCCACCCTACGCGACCGCAGCCGGGATCTCCTCCGCAACGCGCCCCTGGCGACCGGGGCCGTCAATACCGTGATCACTAATACCGTAGGGCAGGGCCTCCGCCTCCAATGCCGCCTCGATCGCGCTACTCTGCGTCTGACCGACGAGAAGGCCGAGGCTTGGGAATCCGAGACGGAGCGCGAATGGGGGCTCTGGGCCGAAACGCAGGAATGCGATGTTGCCCGGACGCTGACTTTCGGCGACATTCAGGAGCTGGTCTTTCGCCAGGTATTGGAGAACGGCGATGTTTTTATCTTGATGCCCCGATTCGTGCGGGGCGGCTACCCTTACATGCTCCACCTTCAGGTAGTCGAAGCCGATCGCGTCTGCAATGCCGACTGGGCGCCCGACAGCGACATCCTGGCCGGCGGCGTCGAAAAAGATTCGTATGGCGCCCCGGTGACCTATCATATCCTGCGGCAACACCCCGGCAACATGCTCTTTGCCACGAAAAGGGATTACACGTGGGAAAAGGTGCCGGCCTTCGGACGCAATACCGGGACACGGAACGTCATCCACCTCTATCGCGTCCTGCGGCCCGGGCAGAGTCGGGGGGTGCCCTATTTGGCGCCGGTCATCGAGTCCCTGAAACAGCTCGATCGCTATACGGAAGCGGAGCTGATGGCCGCCGTCGTGTCCGGCATGTTTACCGTGTTTGTCGAGACGGAGCGCGGTGATGCCAATTTCGGCATGTTCGCCCCCGATGCGGAAACCGGTGCCCTGACATCCGACGAGGACTACAAGCTCGGCAACGGGGCCATTGTCGGCCTGGCTCCCGGCGAAAAAGTCTCCACCGCCAATCCGGGCCGGCCGAATCAGGCCTTTGATCCCTTCGTCAAGGCCATCATGCAACAAATCGGCGTGGCCCTGGAGATTCCTTATGAAGTTCTCATCCGCCATTTCTCGTCATCATACAGCGCCTCGCGGGCGGCGCTGCTCGAATCATGGCGGTTTTTCCGCAATCGCCGGGCCTGGCTGGCCCGTAGCTTCTGTCAACTCGTATATGAGGCCTGGCTGGCCGAGGCCGTGGCGCTGGGTAGGGTGCAGGCACCGGGCTTTTTCCGTGATCATCGCATCCGCAAGGCTTACACGGGCAGCCTGTGGATCGGCGAGGCCCCCGGGCAGATCGATCCTCTAAAAGAGGTGGATGCGGCCGAAAAGCGGTTGAGCCTGGGTTTGTCCACCCTGGATGAGGAGACCGTGGCGATTACCGGCGGCGACTTCGACCGGAATTATCCGAGGATTGTCAAGGAGCGGCGCATGCTGCAATCGATAGGCATGTGGAGTCCCGGCCAAAACAAAAACGCAGCTACCCTGTCGGGACCCCAGAACAGCGAAGACGAAAAGGAGGGCGAAGAATGAGGCTCCTGGACATCATGACGTCACCCTGGGCCATCATCCCCGAGAAGCTCCAAGAAATCCGGGCAATTTACGAGACCCACATGCGGGGCGAAAAACTGGACCTGCGAGGCTTCAAGCAAGTGAAGAAAGTCGGGAGCAGTTTTACCGGCGACGTCTCTGAAGAAGATTTGCGCGGCTACGCCATCGACCGGGGTGTGGCCGTCATCGCCGTTAATGACGTGCTGACCAAGAACCGGACGTTTTTCTCATATCTGTTCGGCGGGACTTCCATGCGGGACATCGGCGACGCATTCAGGAATGCACTGCAAGACGGGGAGGTGCATGCCATCCTGTTGCATATCGATTCCCCCGGCGGGACGGTGGACGGGACGGAGGAACTGGCCAACACCATTCGGGCGGCGCGGGGGACAAAGCCCATCGTGGCCCTGGCGGACGGAACAATGGCGTCGGCTGCCTATTGGATCGGGGCCGCTGCCGATAAGGTCTTCATTGCAGGAGATACAACGCAGGTGGGCAGCATCGGTGTGGTCGGCACCCATATTGACGTATCGAAACAGGATGAGATGATGGGGGAAAAATGGACGGAGGTTACCGCGGGCAAGTACAAGCGTATCGCCTCGATGCACCGTCCCCTCTCCGAGGAGGGAAAGGCCTATCTCCAGGAGCAGGTGGACGAGATCTATCGCGTATTTGTGGATTCGGTCGCCGATCTGCGGGGGCGCTCGGTGGAGCAGGTCCTGGAAGCGGCAGACGGAAAAATATTCTTTGGAAGGGCGGCCATCGAAAACGGTTTAGTGGATGAAATGGCTGCCCTGGAAGACATCATCAACCAGCTAAAGGAGGACAACCTGATGAATTTGGATGAACTCAAAGAAAAACATCCCGATCTTTATCGGGCGGCATACGAGGAAGGCCGGTCAACCGGGGCCTCGGAGGCCCAGGAGCGGATCAGGACGGAGGCGTTCGCTGCCGGCAAGGCCGAAGGCCTGACCGAGGGGGCGACGACAGAAAGGGATCGCCTCATGGCGATGGATGACAACCTCATCGAGGGGCATGAAGAACTTCTGGCCGCTTGCAAGAAGGACCCTAACTGTACGGTGAACGAATTTCTGCGAAAACAGACCCAGGCCGAAAAAAAGCTCCGGTCGGAAGAGCTTACCAAACTGAGAAATGACGCGATTTCACCCGTCCCCCATGCTGCCCCGCCCATTCCCGGTGCGGATGGAGGAGACAGCGCCCTGGACTCCCTGCCCATCGAGCAGCGAGCTCAGACGGAATGGGACCGCAATCCGTCCCTTCGTCATGAATTCGGCGATAACTACGGCGCTTATCTGGCGTTCCAAAAGAACGTAGCAGCGGGCCGGATCAAAATCCTCGGTCGCAAAGACCGATAAATAAAGGAGGAAAAAAAAGATGGCACTTACAGCAGATACTCCGAGAGCTTATGAGCTGGGCAACATCAACGAATTGCCCGTAAAAGGCTCCACAAAAATTTATGAAGGCGCGGCGGTGGGCGACGCCGCCGCCGGATATGTGCGCGGCCTGGTGGCCGGCGACCCCTTCCGTGGCTTCGCCCAGCGTCAGGCGGACAACAGTTCCGGTTCCGACGGCGACATAAAAGTCAAAGTGATCACCGAGGGCCTGATCAGACTGACCATCACCGGGATCGCTATTACTGACGTCGGCAAGCCCGTCTATGCCAGTGCGGATGGGACTTTCACCCTCACGGCGGGGTCCAATAGCCTGATCGGTTACGTCCATCGGTATGTCACGACCAATACCTGTATCGTCGCGTTCAGCGACAAGGGCGAGGATTCCGCGGCGTCCGCGGCGGCGTCCACGGCAGACAGCAAGGCCGTCTCCAACTCGGTTATCGCATCGGCTAATCTCAGCACCGGGGACAGTAAGGCAGTTTCGCTATCAACGATCATTTCCGCAAACCTGTCAACGGGCGACAGCAAGGACGCCTCCAACTCGGTTATCGCATCGGCTAATCTCAGCACCGGGGACAGTAAGGCAGTTTCGCTATCAACGATCATTTCCGCAAACCTGTCAACGGGCGACAGCAAGGACGCCTCTCAATCCGCGCTGATCAGCAACCACGAATCCAGAATGGCTTCGCATAGCATTTAAGGAGTGAGAACGTGCGTATAGCCCACTGGACAGAGCATATCGGGTCGGGAATGAGCAGGGTGGCAGAGGACATGGCGGCCCAGGAGCGCCTATTCGGCCTCGATTCCCATGTCTTCAGCCCATTCCTGGCGGTGGGCGACGATGCGCGGCAGGCCGACATTCATGTGATCCATCAGCACCTGCCGGATGAGTTCCACGGCGAAGGGTACCGAAAGGTCTATGTCACCCACGGCACCCCGGAGCATGTCTTCCAGTCCTCCGTCGAGGCGGGCCTGAACATCGGCTACGGGGCGAGCGACCCCTTCATGATCGCCCAGTACTGGCTCAAGGCCGCCGACGCCGTCGTCACCTTCTGGCCGCGCATTCAGGCGATCTGGCAGGACCTCTGCCAGAAGCCAAAAAAGGTTGACCTTGTTCCCATGGGGATCGACCTGGAATACTGGCGCGACGGGCAGAGCCGTGGGAAGTATACCGGGGCGCCGAGCGTCTTCAGTGCGGAAAACTGTCATTACATCAAGTGGCCTCTCGACCTCATCATCATGTGGCCCTGGGTGGTGGCCCAGGTCCCGGCGGCGAGGCTGCACCTGGCGTACATCCCCCGGGATCAGCACCGCTGGTGGTTCCCCTGGATGCACGCCAACGGTTGCGCCTTCAAGAGCTACATCAGCGGCGGGGCGCTGTCCTGGCCGGATTTGCGGAACGCCTTCCAGTCCACCGACTATTACCTCGGCCTGGTGCGGTACGGCGACTTTGACCGGGTGTGTCTGGAGGCGCGGGCCGCCGGGGCGAAGGTAATCTCCTGGGCGGGAAACGATTACGCCCATTACTGGCTCCACGAGGGGGATCAGCGCGACCAGGCAAGGGAGCTGGCGGCGATCCTGAAGGGCGAAATCGATCCCCGCGATGTCAAGGACGTCCCGCATCGGAAGGACATGGCGGAGGCCATGATAGAGATATATCAGAGGGTAATAGGGGAATGAAGACAACCTGCACGATATGGCCGCCCGCCAACATCTACGGGAAGGCCCGCATAGGCCGGGGCGTCAAGATCGGCGCATATTGCGACATCGGCGCGGCGACCATCGGCGACGGGGTGAGTATCGGTGCGTTTGCGTTCATTCCCGGCAAGATTACCATTAAGAATAATGCCTGGATCGGACCCCGCGTCACGTTCACCCACACCTTCCCGCCGGCGACGCCGGACGACTGGGAGGAGACGGTGGTCGGCCAGGGGGCGAAAATCGGCGCATCGGTGACGATCCTGTGCGGCATAGAGATCGGCGATAACGCCGTCATCGGGGCGGGAAGCGTCGTGACCAGAGACGTACCCGCCGGCGAGACATGGGCCGGGGTGCCGGCCAGACCCATCAACACAAAGATCACGTAAAGGAGGCTCAAAATGGGAGCATCAGGATTAGGGAGCCGAGCAATCATCGGCGCGTTTTACAACAAATTGTCTCAGGACCTCGGCATGAGCTGGATTCCCGGCGTGTCCATGCTGTTCGAGAGCAATCAAGAGAGTGAGACGTACAAGTGGCTGGGCATGGCCCCGACGATGCGGGAGTGGATCGGCGGCAGGCAGGCCAAGGGATTCAGGGAAAACGGCATCACCATCGTC